CTTAGATTTTTGGGCCTGCGGGTTGCTGCATGGGGGTAGGTCCGTCGCCGCTTGACGGCGTCTGCAGATTGAACGCATGTACATCACATGCGTTGATTGCGGCGCTGACGTTATTCGTAAATCGCCTCGAGGCAGGAAGCCGCTTCGTTGCGAGGCGTGCAAAAAGGCAAAGCACAACAAGGAATGTCGCGATCGGAACCGAACTAACTACGTTCCGCAGAACAAGGGTCGGGTCTTCTCTGTTGTTTGCGTGTGCAAGAACTGCAACACGTCATTTCAGGCAAAAGCCAAACATGCAGCCTACTGCTCTCGTGAATGCAGGAATGCCGCCCGCTCGTCTCAGTCGGGCCGGCATCCAGTTGCCTGCAAGCATTGCGGCAAGCACTTTTTATGCTTTCGAAAAAAGCAGAAGCACTGCTCGGCACAGTGCCGCGCTCTTGGCAGCCGTAAACGAATAGTCGCTACGTGCGCTAACCAACGATGTGGAAAAGAGTTTGAAACAAGGCCCGGCCGGCTCGCCAATGGCCATCGGTTCTGTTGCCGCGAGTGTTCCTACCACGAGCCTCTTGTCTGCCAAAATCCGGCATGCGGCAAGCAATTCCGCATGAAACACCGCACGAAAGACGGTTGGAAAAACAAAGGCAAATACTGCTGCCCAGAGTGCTACCGCGACCATCGCTGGGGCACGCATCGCCCGCGCATCAGCAGGAGTAAGACCGTGCGATCAGCGGCGTCCAGAGCGGCTTTGGCAACATCGCTTCGCAAGCGATGCAAGGTATTTGGCGTCACATTTGATCCGGCTTGCACTCGCCAAGCCGTGCTGGATCGTGATGGCTGGGTGTGCCAGAAGTGCCACGTCGTGTGCAATAAAGAATATGTCCTGGACCCAGTGACGTTCACGCCGGACGTGCGTAACGCAGAACACGACCACATTTGGCCACTGTCAGTTCCCGGCAGCCCAGGCAATGTGTTCCAAAATTCTCAGTGCCTTTGCCGCAAATGCAACATGGCAAAGGGCGACACGGTAGAAGGCCAGCTTCGTCTGTGCCTCGAGGAGGAAGCATGGGGAAAAGGGGTCCGCGTCCGCAGCCAACTCAACTTAAGATTATGCGAGGCAACCCAGGTTGCCGGCCAATCAACAAAGCGGAGCCGCAGCCGCCAGCCGATGGCGTTGTGATGCCGTCGCACTTGGGCGATGTAGCGGCCGGCAAGTGGGCTGAACTGCTGCCGTTGCTACAGGCCGTGAAGGTGATGACGCGGGCCGACATCGACGCGCTGGCCAGATACTGCGACACCTACGAATGGTGGCTTGCCACGCGGGTGAAACTCAAGAAAGAAGGCGACACGTACCCAATCCTGAACGACAAGGGCGAGGTTAAGTACATCGCACAGCGCCCCGAAGTCTCGATAGCCAACAAATTAGCGGCCCAGCTTCGGCAGTTAGAGAGCGACTTTGGGCTGTCTCCTGCCGCCCGAACGAGCCTAAAGGTGGAGCCGGATGCCAAGGAAGAAAGCACGCTGTCCAAGTTCCTTGCCCGCCGCAAGAAAGCGTGAGTGTGTTGACGGGTTCACGTACGACCCGGCCGACGCCGAACTCGTTATTGAGTTCCTAGAAGGCGTCTGCGTCCACACCAAGGACGGCGCTACCGCCAAGGCTGGCGAACCAATCCGGCTTTTGGATTGGCACAAGGATGACGTGATCCGCCCGCTCTACGGGTGGAAAGACAAGGACGGCCGCCGCCGTTATCGCGTCGCTTACCTTGAGGTTCCCAAAAAGAACGCCAAGAGCACGATGCTTTCGTGCCTTGCAATCTGGCACCTCGTCATGGAAGGCGTTGGCGAACTGGGCTGCATTGCGGCAAAAGATCGCAACCAGGCTGCCATCATCTACGACGAGACGGCCAAAATGATTCTGGGCTCGCCCGAGTTGCGTGGCATGCTCGAGGTCATAGACAGCCGTAAAACGATCGTAAACCGCAGCAACGACAGCAGTCTGCGGGTTATCTCGCGTGACGCCGGCTCAGCTGAAGGCCCGTCGTACTCGTTCGTGTTTTTCGACGAACTGCACGCCCAGCCAGACCGCAAGCTGTGGGAAGCACTTCGCTACTCTGGCCGATCTAGGCCGCAGCCGCTGATCTGCACGATTACGACGGCCGGCAGCGACCGGCAGTCCATTTGCTGGGAGCAGCACGAGTACGCCGAGCAGGTGATCGCTGACCCGGCTTATGACCCACGCTTCTACGGGCGGATCTGGGCCGCCAAGAAAGACGTGGACGACTATTTCTCGCCGGCCGTGTGGCGGCGGTGCAATCCAGGCATGGGCGTGACGATGACCGAAGAGTCGTTTGCCGCCGATGCCATTGAAGCCAGGAACAAGGCAACAAAGCTCAACGGCTGGCTGCGTTATTCATTGGGAATTTGGACGGAGACAAGCAATAGGTTTCTAGACCCGGACAAGTGGGCCGCCTGCGCGTTGCCGCCGCCAGTGCCTCTCGGTGGCCGCCCCTGCATCATCGGCATGGACTTGAGCAAGTCCACGGACCTCTCGGCCGTGGTGGCGTTGTTTCCGAACGAGGATGGAACCTTCGACGTGGACGCGATGCTGTTCAGCCCGCGCGATCTCATCATGGAAAGGGAACGAACAGACCGCCAGCCGTTCCAGCACTGGGTGGATTCTGGGTACATCACGGCCACGAGCGGCAACGTGATAGACCACGGCGTGATCCGTGAGTACGTGCTGAAGTACGCCAAATCGCACCAGGTCGAGCGCGTGCTGATGGACATGACCGGATCCGTCCAGCTAGGCGTTGAACTGCAAGGGGCGGGCCTTTCTGTGGAATCATTCGGGCAGGGCTTCAGGGCCATGTCGAGCCCCACGAAGCTCTTGGAAAGCCTGGTTCTGCAGCAACGAATACGCCACGCGGGCAACCCCGTGCTGTCGTGGATGGCCGCAGGAGTGACCGTCGAAACGGGTGCGTTTGAGGACATTCGGCCGGTAAAGAAAAAAAGCACCTGTCGAATCGACGGAATCGTGGCTTTGATTTTCGCTCTCGGCGGGTGGGAAGTGAACAGCGTGAAAAAGGCAGTCGAACAATCCTGGGACATCATCTCGCTATGACCACCGAGGCCACCACGGACTTTCGCCTGCACGAGTTGCGTGGCATCGACTGGGGCAACGTGGGCGGTGGCCGCACGGCGTCGGGCATTCGCGTCACGGCCGACACGTCGATGGCGTGCTCGGCCTACACGGCGTGCATCCGGGTGATCTCCGATAGCGTGTCGAGCCTGCCTCTCCACCTATTCGAGCGGCAGCCCAATGGCGGCAAGCGGAAAGTTCCCGAGCATCCGCTGTACCGCATCCTGCACATGCAGCCGAACCCGTGGCAGACGGCGCAGGAGTTCCGCGATTGGATGACGGGACTCTACCTGCACTACGGGGCGAGCTACGCCGAAATCCGCGCAGGTGCTCGAGGCCCGGTGTCGGAGTTGTGGCCGCTGCACCCGAGCCGCATGGAAGTCGAGCGGCTGGAGAACGGCCGGCTCCGGTACATCTACCGCGAGCCCGACGGCCGGCAGACGGTGTACCGCCAGGAGCAGATTTTCGCCCTGCGGTTCACGACGGACGACGGCATCCATCCCATCCCGAGTTACCGGCTGTTCGCCAACGCCATCGGCTTGGCCCAGGCCCTCGAGGCCCATGGGGCCACGTACTTCGGCAACGGTGCCCGGCCGGGCATCGTGCTGGAAAGCGACAACCCGGTGCCCATCGAAGCGGCCGAGCGTCTCCGCGAGTCGTGGGAGCGGATGCACCGTGGCCCAGATCGGGCCCACCGCACGGCGGTCCTGCCGGCCGGCGTCAAGGCTCACGAGCTCTCTGGCTCCAACGAGGCGGCGCAGTTCCTCGAGACGCGGCAATACCAAGTCATTGAAATCTGCCGGGCGTTCCGCGTGCCGCCGCACATGATCCAAGACCTGACCCGCAGCACGTACTCGAACATCGAGGTGCAAGGCACCGAGTTCGTGCAACACTGCCTCTTGCCGCATCTCAAGCGGTGGGAGGCCGCCATTACCCGCGACCTGCTCGCGGAGGGCGAAGACGAGACGTACTTCGCCGAGCACAGCGTGGCCGGGCTTCTGCGTGGCGACCACGCGAGCCGGTCGGCCTATTACGTGTCGGCCCTGCAGAACGGGTGGATGAGCGTCAACGAGATCCGCGAGCTCGAGAACATGAACCCGCTGGGCCCCGAGGGCGACCAGCACTTTGTCCAGCTGAACATGACCACGCTTGAAAAGGTGGCTGCCGGCGACGAAGAGCCGCAGCCGGAGCCGGCCCCCGAGCCGGTTGTTGAGCCGGTGGCCGAGCCCGTGGTCGAGGTTGAAGCCGAACAGGAGGACGTGACCGATGGAGATTGAACGCCGCGACTTTGCCTTTGAGGAAGACACCGACCTAGTCGTTGAAAGCCGGGCCGACGGTCGCACGTCCATCGTGGGATATGCCGCCGTCTACAACCGGCTGTCGCTTGACCTGGGCGGGTTCAAGGAAGAGATCATGCCGGGTGCGTTCGATAAGATCCTCAGCCGGCAGCGTGGCCGGCAGGACGTGGTGGCGCTCTTCAACCACGACTCCAACATCGTTTTGGGCCGCACCTCCAGCGGCACTCTGGAACTCTCCAGCGACGACAAGGGCCTGCGGTACGTGGTGACGCCGCCCGTGAGCCGGGCCGACGTGCTCGAGCTCATCCAGCGGCGCGACGTGCGAGGCTCGTCGTTCGCCTTCACCGTGGACAAGAGCGGCGAATCGTTCCGCACCGGCGAAGACGGCAAGGCCGTCCGTCAGATTCGTGAGGTGTCAGGACTCTACGACGTTGGACCTGTTCTGGTGCCGGCGTATCCGTCCACGTCTGCGGCCGTCGCCATGCGTTCCTACGAGGCGTGGCTGGCCGAGCAGACGCAGGAACCGGCAGCCCAGGTGGACTGTTCGCGTTCGGCCCTGCGGGGCGTCGCCGCCGCCTGGGCTGCCATCCTGCGAACCAAGCATGTCTGACCGACCACGCTGTCAATGCGGCGAACA